GTTCCGAGTGGACAATTCGGAACTCGTTTGTTGGGTGGAAAGGATGCAGCCAGTTCGAGATACATTTTCACTCGACTCGCGCCACAGACTCGTGCGATTTTTAACCCTTTGGATAATTCTGTTCTAAAATACGTAGTTGATGACGGTCAAAAGGTTGAGCCCGAGTACTATGCACCGATCCTTCCGATGATACTTGTCAACGGGGCGGAAGGTATAGGGACCGGATTCAGCTGCTACGTTCCTCCGTTCAGTCCAGATGTTATTACGCACAACATTCAGTGCGCCCTGAAAAATGTCGAAATGGCTCCCATGATTCCGTACTTTGCAGGGTTCAGAGGAAGTATCCGAAAGACAAAGGAGCATACATGGGTCCTTGAAGGACTTTTCGAGCGCGAGGGATCTCAAATCAAGGTGACTGAGCTTCCTCCAGGGAAGTGGATCCAGGACTTCAAGGAACACTTGGAAGATCTCGTCGAAAAGGGAATCATTCAAAAGTACGAAAACCATTCTACGGAGACGACCCCAGACTTTCGAATTTGGGGAGACGTTCAGGATCCAGTCAAAACGCTCGGGCTTGCAAAGACGATTCACACGAGTAACATGTATCTCATTGCACCGAATGGTGCCGTCAAAAAGTATGAAACCGCCGAAGAGATTTTGGTCGATTACATTGACGTTCGACTCAAGGTCTACAGGCATCGCAAGACGGCGATGCTCGCGGCGATTGACGAAGAGATCCAGTGGCTCTCGGAAAAGGCTCGGTTCATTCGAGATGTTGCAATTTCGAAGCGGATCCAGGTGTACAACAAGCCGATTGATGACATCCACCGCCAGCTTCGCGAGGAGGTTTATTCAGAAGTGATTTGGCCAAAGCTGCTCGACATCAAGACGTATCAATACACGCTCGAAGAAGTTGAAAAACTGCAGATTACGTGCAACGAAAAGCAAAAGGAGCGCGACATTCTCAAGTCGACGACTGTGGTTCAGATGTGGGAGAAAAATCTAAGCGAGTTGTAGATGGAGGTTGTGCGAGTTGCACATTTTACTCAAAAATCAATTTATGACTTTTTAGAAGTTATAGGCTTGCGAAAACCGCCACCTCCTCCTTTGTCGTCGTCAACTTCTTCTCTTCCTCTTTCGTCGTCGTCGTCGTCGTCATCTTCTTCTGCTCTTTCTGTATTTTTAACACCAGTCGATGTTTCAGGATTCTTCACGGTTACGGGGCCCCAGCAAGTTACGTTTTATGCAACCACAACATGGACGACACCTATCGGTCCAGGATGGGCAGCTCTCAACGTGACGGGTCTGGTTGGGCAACTTCAGACGACCGGATCGAGCAACGTGGCTGGGACTGTCGCGGTTTCATCTCTCATTTCGGAGCCATACAACTGGTCATTTACTCTTCAATCTGACACGAACCAGGTTATAAATGAAGTACGGTACGCAAATTCAGTCACTCTTTATCCACCCGGTTTTATTCCAATAATTTCAACTTCCGTTCCGCAACCGATAAACGGATATTATACCGTCAGTGAGCACACGCCCCTCTTTGTATTTACAGGGCCGATTCCTCAAGGGTTTTCGCCAGGGTGGACAGTCTCACATTTGACGCCACTTTCAGGAAGTTTTAATGTAAAAGAATTTGCAAAAAACGTATACGCCGGAACAGACAATGTAGGAGAACCGCGATTTGAGGATTTGGCAACTCTCGAAACACTGGGCGACATTCCAGAGAATAACTCGACGCCAACCTACGTGACTGCAAATGCTACGCCTCCGAGCACGTCTTCAAACTTGTTGACAATTGGAACATTTACATCGACTGAACCTAAACAAGGGACGATAAAAATTAATCCAAATATCGTAACTGGCCAATTTACAAAATTTAGGGAACTGAATACGGATTTTTCATTTCCACGTGAGCCCACGGACTTTACTGAAATTAACAAAAAAGGGTTTAGTCCCGCCGCGCTCATGGGTCTTTTTGCAAAGGGTCCCCAAGATGAATTTCTCGTGACGGATGATCCTTTAAAATCCCGATGGAATCCTGCATTCAAGCAACATACAAACTCGATAATGTTTCACAGGGTCACTGCGTTTCCTGGGCCGAGTCCGACGTACCAAGGAACTGTCGTTCAGGTTCCTCTGTATCCTCAGCAAATGGGCGATTTAATGTCAAACATGTGGCTCCGACTCACACTTCCGAGCGGTATTTCTCTTTCGCCAAACATTGGACGGGCACTGATTAAACAGGTCGAATTCATAGTCAACGAAACGGTCATAGAGACGCTCTACGATGACTGGTACATTATTCGAGATCAAATGTTTCTGGACGCAGATGAACAGTATGCCATGCAAGCTGCAATGAGCGGTATCAATGGTGAAATTACGATACCTCTCGAGTTTTTTTTCTGTCGCAGACATTCCGCGAATAATACAGGACGAGAACGTCTGAAAAAACCATATTTTCCATTGTGCGCAATGAAAAATCAACTCATTTACATTCGTTTTACGTTTCATCCGTATGCATGGTGGACAAATGGACAAGGCCAAATAGATTTCACAAATCCTATTCTCTTGACTGAAGAAATTCTCATTGAGAGCAAGGAGCGAATGTACTATAGAAATACACCTCTCAGATACATTGTAACCAGCATAAAGAAGGATGCGACGCTTACATTTTCAACTTCAAAACCGATATTCAACTTGACTGCGTCATTTCCGGTCCAGACACTTGCGTGGTTTTTCAGAAACAAAAATTATGAAAATGTGAATAATCAAAACTACTACGATTCAAGATACATCTACGGCTACACGACACAGTACATCCACACGTCAGTTCCAATGAAGTTTCCATCGGGCACTACAAATTTCATTGACGTAATCACAAATGCAAAACTTACATTAAACAATCATGACATTACGAGTGTTCTTCCGGGCGGTCTCTATTTTGGAATTAAACAGCCGGTGGAACATTTTCTTTCGGCTCCATCTAAAAACATATATACATACTCGTTTGGGCTGACTCCAAAAGAGTACAATCAGGGGGGGTATCTCAATTTTTCAAAACTTAATTCACAAACAACAACTCTTACATTGACATTCAATCCAGTCTATTCTACACAGGTCCAACAAGGCTACAATCTGTATGTGTTTTACTATGGCTACAACTTTCTTCAATTTCAGGGAGGCTTTGTTGGTCTTCCTTTTTCAACATAAGCATGTGGTTTACAATCTCATTCTGTATGACCCATTTCAAAAAATTGAGTTGAGCGACGGTTGTCGTGATGCCCTCAAACTCTATGCGCTCGGTCCGGCAAAATGGATCAAAAAGCTTTTTGGAGTACCCATCGAGACTCGACTTGTATGCCACGTGGACCGTAAACATCTTTCCGTTCGGACCTGTGTACGTAACGTGCTTATTCTTTGCGTAATTTGTCACGAACCATTCAATCCTGCGAAGAGAAATTCCATTCTTGTGATTCAAAATGTCATCGAGACTCTTTTTGTTTTCAGGATTTGAAAAAAACTTGACTAGGCTCGAAAGGAGGATGCTCGACTTGCTCATTACAAATAATTCGTCTCTTGTTTTTAAGTCTCTTCCCAAGGACAAGGAACTCTTGCATGTTCCTTTGGTTTCGGAGGAGGAACCTGCTTCTGATGAAACCCACAGTATCCGTTTTCTCGCGGCTGCTTGAGACATTTCGACTTGTCTTTTTTGATCCCCTTGCATAAATCAGATTCAACTTCACTAATTTGTTTAACAAAAATTTCTGCCGAAACTCCGTAAATAGCTGAAAGATGATTGGCGATTGCGTTTATTCGGATATTGACTCGCGCATTTACCTCGGAATCAATTTGATCGAGAACACATTGCTCAGTTTTCAGAACATGTTTCTGAAGTTTTGCAAAAAGTTCCTCCATATTAATTCAGGGCGCGAAAACTTTACGTGCAAATCGTTCGAGGAACGCCTTCCGGGCCGTCATCTCAACCGTCGTCTCTGTCGAAACTGTAAACTGTTTGTCGAATATCGTGGCCGGATCAATCAGCGGCTCGAGCAGGTCCTGGATGGGCTTTTTGAATTGGTTTGTAAAATAGTACTGGTAATCGAGCGGAATGCTCTTTTCGCGGGCCCACACAGGATCCTCCGCCTTTTCGTACATTTTTCCAGGCCCTTTTATGACGACGAACGATACGCGATCGCCCTGCTGAGGCTCTGATCC